CTTGGATAGGTCTTAGTTGCTGTATTTCCGTCCATTGTGCATGTGAAGGACAATGCGTTATCAGCTATGGTAAGTGTATTAGATGTTGTTAAGTTATGAGCATTAGAGGTAATTACCATATTACCTGTGTTAGGAGTGTATGCTACGTTCGTTACTGGATTTGGTAAGTTACCAACGTTACTTGTAACACCATTTGCTACAGCAGATACAAATGTATGTGTATAGTTACCACCTGACTGGACTGCGTTACTTGCTGTTCCTCCAGCCCATGTATGTGCACCAGTTCCTACTGCCTGTGTAACAATACCCCATAATGTTGATATGGTAGATGCTACGTCAATACAGCATGTCTCTGAGTAAGTTGTAGATCCATTATCAATACTGATTGTATTGTCAGTGATTTGTGTTCCTACAGTATCTGAATTTGTAGTGACTGTAAGGTTACGCATAACCTGACGACAAATATCTCTAGCATGGTTGAATACTTGAACTGACTGTCCCTCTTCTCCAGCTAGGTGAACAGTTCCAACATAGAACTGTGCAGCATCATAAGTTCCATCATTACCACCAAACTCTACATTGTTTGCAACTGCATCTACTATTAGTTCTGTATCACGAACACACTTGGTCTTATAGATGCCAGAGAATGATGGATTGTCTGCTTGCATTCTACCATAGGCAGTTGTTGCAATGAACTTTTTATTTGATCTGAGTAGGTTACCTGCGTCTGCACCTTTGCTATACTTGTAAACACCGTAACTGACAACTGCCCTTGTGACAGCTGTAGAAGTGGCACTCACAAATGTATGTGTAGATGTATCAGATGATACACCAACGTTAACTGTAAATGTATTTGCAGTTACTGCGTCAATAGTATGCCATGCACCTTCTGATGGATCTCCAACTCTAGGATATGTGTGTTGTGTCTGATTATTATCCTTAGCACATGTAAATGTAAGAGAGTTATTAGCAAAGAATATTCTATCACCTTTAATTAGTGGATGACTATTAAGTGTCAATATCATCCTACCTGTGCTAGGTGTGTAAGAAATATTTGTTGGTTGGAATTGATATGTTGACAACCCTTGCCATGTATGAGCATCAGTATTCGTAGGTGCTGTTCCATTCAGTGCGTTGACTGTTATAGTAGTTGATGCCACTGCTTCAACTGGTACATCTTTCATCTTACCTTGTGTACCAATAGGATCTGTAGGACGTGGATATGATGCAGTTCCACCGCCACCATAACTACAGCTAAACCTCAATGATTCATTAGCAATCCTAACTGTGGATATTGCTTTCTTAACACCATTTGTTACTGCTGATACAAAAGTATGTGCATCTGTATTTGTAGAAGGAATAGTATCAAGAACCTGAACAGTGTATGTGTTTGCAGTTACATCAAATATCTGTAACCACCTATCTGATGCATAGTCAGTAGACCTTGGATATGACTTCTGAGCAGCTGCTCCTGAAGCACCACCAAATGCACAACTGAATGTTATAGAGTTATCTGCAAATTTAACAAACTCTCCATTTACAAATCCATGGTTAGCAAGTGTTATAACCATGAGACCCGTAACAGGATCATATGTTGCACTTGTAGGTGTATGTGTACTAGGTGCAGATAAACCATGACCAGATCCAATAGTCAATACCATTTCACCTGTAGATGGATCGTATGTTCCGTTTGTAGGAATAAAGTGCTTAACTAATTGTTCACCAACACGAGGGTCAGAGATACTTAGTACATCTGTATTATTATATCCATTTCCTGCAGTATTAAGTTTTACGTTTGTGACACTTCCATTGGTTACTGTAATGTCAGCAGTTGCACCAGATCCAGATCCAAGTTTATTCTTAAGTGCAATTCCTGTATATACGCCATCACTGTATCCTGTACCACCGTCTAACTCTGCAGGTTCATTGTTTGATATACCAACATTAACAGTAATTGTAGTTCCTGTAACTGCAGTGATAGCAAGCTGTTTGCCAGATGCAGGATCTCCTGATCTTGGGTATGCATGTGTAGAAGCATGATTGTCAGCATCACAAGTAAAGGTTATTCCACCATCTGCGATAGTAACCCAATTGCTTGTGGTCAAACTATGAGAACCTATCTCAATAACTAGTACACCTGTACTAGGTGTGTATCCAGTTCCAGACGCTGCAGTATATGTTCCTGATCCTCCACCACCAGCTGTAATAGCATTAGTGACACCACTAACAAATGTATGGGTTCCTAATCCAGATAAACCAGTTCCAAAGGTTTTAATCTCATCTCCTATTTGATCTAGTTGGAAACTAGAAGTATATGATGAACGATCATAATACATTATCAAACAAGTAGAAGTTGCCTTAGGTGCGTCTGAGAATGTTATGACATCACTAGCAATAGTATAGTTATTGGGATTTTGAACAATACCATTCACTATAACTAAGAATTGTTCTTTTATAGAAGTTTTTGCAATTTTAGTAGATACTGGAAGAGTGTTTACTCTTAAGTTGAAAGCAATTGTGCTTCCATCAAATCCAGTAGCAATATCATCAATCTTATGTGCGATGCAACTTAAGATTTTTTGAACATCCAATAACTGTCTTCCAAATATTTGTACTTCTGTAGGAACTGCTGCTGTATAGTCTGGATCACCTAATCCAAAGTTTTTAATCGTTGCAAACTTACCAGTTGATTTAGCAGAAGGTTTAGGGAAAACATATGTGGTTCCATTAAATGTTTGTAACGTTGATTGTGGTGAAGACACCCACCATGCCCAAGGTTCATTTAATGAGTAGTTTGGATTTAAGGTAGATTTGGATCTGTATACCTTAGCACTAGATTCTAAAACTACTTGTGTACCAACTACTTTAAATCCTGCAGGATGTGTTGCAAATTTTAATGGGTTTTTCCACTTACTAATATTAATAGGTGAAGAAATCTCATATGAGAATTCTTGGAATCTATCACTGTCATATATTCTTTGTTCGTTAACATCTAAGAAACCAGTAGTACGTGACCAACCTTCAGCAGAGGTGCTGATTGGAGATACATTAAATGTAGCCTCTGCTCTGTCAAATGCATGTATTTGACCAAACGCTTCTGACTCTTCGCCAAATACAGGTTCGCCAGCTACAAAATCACCTTCTATAATTTCCACACTAAGAACACGTCCACGACTATCCCAACCTTTGATAATTCCATACGCAGTGAAGCTAGTAGTAGATGTACCTTGATATACTCTTTCTCCAACTAAGAAACTAGCAGGTCTCATGTATGCAGTAATAATATCACCAAGATCAGTGCTAGAAAGAGTAAATGAGGTCAATCCATTGGCATCTCCAATAGGATCAGAAGTAAAGATAATATAAGTTCCACCAATCGCATTTGCCTCAGTTGTTGCTAACCTAATCTGATTATTAGCTAATCCGTTTGATGTAGTTGATGCAATAACGTAATATGGTGTATTCTCTACTAATGGATTTGGAAATGTTCCAATATTCTCATTTAATGTAACTTTTGTGCCTGTAGGTAGTTTTGCATTGTATGGGAAGTTTAAAGTGCTACTAGATTTCAATGCAACCCAATTATGTGTTATTTTTGCATTTACAGTCGGAGCTGATAAGAAACCTCTACCTGCATTACGAACTTCAACACTTTGTATAACTTCATTCTCAATAATTGGTTCTAGGACAAAAAGTGATCCACTTCCACCTGTAAGAACAATTTCAGGAATAGCAACAAAGTTTGAACCACCATCAGTAACATCAAGGTAATCAATAACCTGAGTTCTTGTTAATTGTAAATTAAAGGTTGTATTTAACTCTGGTTTTAAAGTTCTATCGTGACTGTAGTTAAATGTAATATTATCGCCACCAATTTTTAATATTTGACCTAAATCACTAGATTTCAATAATACAGAAGCACCTTGTCCAGTTCTTTGTAAAATATTAACTACAGGAGCATTTTGGAATAATTGTCCACCAGATTCAATATTGATTGCAGATATTCCTTGATTTTTAATAGATGCGTTAAATTTAGCATCAATTCCACTACCACCACTAACAAGAACTTCAGGTGCAGACAAATAACCAGATCCAGTGTTAGTAATTGTTATACTATCAACAGCTCCGTTAAGAACACATAATGTAGCTGCAGGATCAACGTGTGTCAATTCTGTAACATTAAAGACTGCGTTATTAGATGAGGATCCACCTATTTTATCTCCAGATACAGTAATCAAACTACCAAGTTGATAATTACTACCACCATCAGTAACTTTAACTGTACTAATAATTCCACTAGATATAACAACTTCAAACTGCACATTAATACCACCAGTAGGGTTTGCTACATTTTGTGTAACACCAGTATAAGTGCCATCTGTATGTCCAGTAACATTAGTTTGAATTGTTACTGTTTTTGCTAATCCATAATAAGGAGCGTCAAAAATAATATCTGGTTTTAATCTATAGTTAGAACCAGGACCTACAATAGTAACTTCCGACAACCTACCCACATCAGGACCTGAACCAGGTACAACAGCGAGAACAGCTGCTTGTGTTCCACTTACTGCAGAAATAGTTGCTTGAGATTCTGAACTATAAACTTTACCTCTATCAGCATTAACAGCAAGAGTAGTAAACATAATATAACCCTTGTTAGCAGCACCGTCTCTTGTATTCTGAAGAGGTTCTACTCTCAAGGTTGATGCTTGTGGTTCCCAACTTATAACTCTACCTCTAGCAGTTTGTGTTCCTTGAACATCTTGAGATATAACAATTTCATTTACTGCGAATGAACCAGAACCAAGAACGTTTGTTAGTGTCAAATCAACAAAGTCAGGTAATGTACAAACACCTGTTGGTAAACTATTTGCATTGTAACCAGAACCTTTGTTAACTATAGAAACACCAGATAATACACCAGAGATGGTTGCTACAGCAGTTGCACCTGCACCAGCTCTACTAGATCCTGTTAATTGTGGTAAAGATTCATAATTACGTCCACTGTCTCCAATTGAGATTGTTGAGACTCCTCCAGTTGGATATATTGAGTTTGTACTGTATATGACACTATTAGAACTGTTATAGCCTACCTCTGGTTCTAATGCTGTCACATAAGATACAGTGAAATCAGTCTTAGACGTTAGTACATTTGTACCACTCAAAGGTTCATTCATTAGTGTAAAATAACTTCCAGCTGAAGCGTATGTATCTGTAAGATCAAAGTAATAGAATATGCCAGGTAGATCTTCCATCTTAACAGTGATAGAGGTTTGTTGACCAGTTTGACTATCAATAATTTCTTCAGTAATATTCTTGTAAGTAAAGATATCTGTATTTGATGGATCAAGTGAAAATGCTAATCTAGTATTATTAAGGGTTGCACTTGAGGTATCAAATTTATAAGAGTGTCCAGTGATAAACTGGAACTGAGGTTCCCTTACACTAGGGACTGCACTTGTGATAATAGGATCAGGTGTAGCTGAAACATAGTTATTAATTAAAATAGTAAATCTTCTAGCAGTATCAGTTCTCACTACTGTAAAATCACCAAGGTAAGCTGAATCATTCATACCTGAGAACCAAACAATATCATTAGACCTAACTTGATGTGCAAGATTACTGCGACATACAGCTTCTAATGTAATTTGAGATACAGTAAGTTGGAAACCAGATCCAGATCCACCAACGTTTACATTATCAACAGTAATAGTATCTCCAATCTTAAATGCAGTACCTCTAGTTTTGACAGCAGAAACTGTTACACCACCACCTTGAACACTAACATTCAGATCTAATAAAAGATCTTTTCCATTCCCATTAGTTACCATTGGGACATCAGTGTATATGCCTTGGTTGTAACCAGTTCCTAAAGAATTTGTAGTAGTCGCAATAACTGCACCATCTGTACGTCTACGTATGTACGTCCATGTCATTGAACCATCAGTGACTGTTCCAGTTAGGTGGGATGGGGCGTTATTAGCATCAGAGTCTGATGTTCCAGTTACATTTGCTTGATAAACTCTGTCTGCAACAAAAACCAAATCATATTTGTTGTATGCAGTGCTAGTTGACCAAGCAGTAAGTAAATCCATACTTACTAAGTCAAAATACTTGAAGTAGAATTTATTATAATATTGTAATACCGTAATTTCTCTTTCGTAAGCATTGTTGCCTATTGAAACAACAATTGCATCACCACCAACCAAATAATGTTTATTGCTAGTAGATAATGTAGCAGTTGTTACATCATCATCTCCTACAACGTAACTTAAGTTAGTAACAGGTTCACCTGTGACAGTTGAGACAGTGGCACTTACTCCATCACCTCTAGTATCAGTATTATCGAATAATAATCTATCATTTACTTTATATCCAGTTCCACCACCTTCAACAAGATAATCATTAATATTACTTGAGGAATATCTATTAGTAGCAGACACTGATAGTGATTCTGCTATACCACCACGAATTGTTGGATAATAGCTAAAGTAACCAATACCATCTTCAATGTATTGAAGCACCTCTCCAGTTTCTAATGTTATTAGAGTTGTACTATCTTCCATTGCTAGTACAAAGTCAATCCTAGCATCTAGTGATTTTCTTTTGGCAGTGACGTTATCAGTTCCGATATATGGAGCTCTAAAACGAATAGCATCTTCTGTAAAGTTTTTCTGTAAACCATTTCCGTCCCAGTTAACCTCATCTGCTTCTGAGTAAAAATTATCTCCCACAAAGTATGGAAATTTAGGTTCACCGCTAACACCGTCAATTGTTGTAAAGTAAGCATACACTCCATCTGGATATTCTGGAGTAACGCAATATCTACCGTTATATTCGTCTAAACCTCCCAAACCTTGTACATATTCATAATCTTCAATATACGTTCCCATAGGGTCAGAGAGACCGCTTAGAATGGACGCTCTAGATGCTTTTATCCTATAACTACTAGCTGGTTGAACATAAGAATTATATGGGTTCTGATTTTGTGGATCTTCAAATCCATAAGGTCCGTATATGGGGTGTCCATCATATGCCCAACCTATAATTGGAGAATGTCCTGTTGGAGTTTGTTCTATCCATGGAGATGGATCTTGAGATGTTGGAACTTTAGTCTCAACACTATCTCCTAAGTAATATCTAAGATTATTTGGATTGTAGAAGTATCCATATTCACCACCGTATATTCCTATATTTTCACCTGTAACAATTGTGCCACTTGCATCATCTACAGTTTTTCTATCTACAAAATTAGCAGTAGGATTGTTTTTTACAATCTCTCTTCTAGTCGCTGCTTCGTTATAAGTTAATATAGTTAAGTTAGTTCTAAAGTTAGCACCTGTGCCAGGATACACAATACTAATTTGAGTATTACCTGTAGTATATCCAACTCCTTTATTTGTTACAGTAACAGAAGTAACTTGATTGCTTGATGAATCTACAACAGCAAATGCTGTAGCACCAACTCCGTCTCCAGTAATAATAACGTCTGGAGCACCAAAATAATCAGCACCACCGAATGTAACAATAATACTTTCTATTTTACCGTTTAGTATAGATGCATAACCTACAGCACCACTACCAGATTTTAAAGTAATAGATGGTTCGTAAGTATACTGAGTTCCTGCATCTGTTATGTTTATTGCATCAATAGGTCCTCTAACAACAGCTGTAGCAGTCGCACCTGCACCTCCCCCACCACTAATTGTAATAGTAGGTAAACCTGCAACTTTTGTATATCCGCTACCACCAGAGGTTACATTTATCCCAGTTACCCTACCATCAGTAATTTGTGCAACTGCAGTTGCCTGTGTGCTGTTTGGAGCACCTCCACCAGTGATGGAAACAAGAGGTTGAGTAGTATATCCACCTCCTCCACTAGTTACGTTGATTGCAATGACTTGACCATCAATAACAGCTGTTGCTGTGGCTGATAAACCCAAAAACTCCCAAATGATAGTTCCGTGTTGTATTGTACCAGTTGTGTGAGTTGGATATGTAGTTTTACCACTTACGCCAGGATTTGATGCTCTATACCTTCTTATAGTTCCATTATCATCGTATTTTACAATAGCACCACTAGCATAACTTGTATCTAACTTATAATCGGGTTCAAACTCGACTGTAGGTGGATTTTCAATGTCATATCCACTTCCACCACTAATTTTAGTGATAGCAGTAATTCCACCGTATTTTTTTGTCTCTAATCCTTTATATGAGTAAAATGGAACTCCATTTACACCAATTCCAACTTGTCCAACAGGAGTAGGTGTTTTTGTACTTTTTGTCGATGGTTTTAGCGGTATTCTTTTTAAATATCTTTGATTTCCGATATCTGGTGCATCAGTAGCAAAAGGACCTATTCTATGTGATGGTATACCTGTACTAGCGACTATTGCGTCAGTATTTGACTTATAAACGTTTTGAACATCAGCTGTAAACTTAGAAACTAAAGCATTGATGGATGTATAGACACTTGTACCAAATGCAAACTCTCTAGAGATGAAAAACTCAGGATCTGTTGATAATATTGGAGCTGAGGGTGCAGACGACAGAATAAACTCAAATTTAAACTCATTTATGATACCAACAACATCATGCTCGTTATTATAGATGTCTTCTGCAGCATTTAGGATTCTAACCTTATCATCTCTTCTTAAACGATGTTTTTCCAGAGTAGTAACTGTCACACGAACAGAACCATCAGCTGCAGGTGTTGCTAACTCTGCTGTGACCCCTCTAAGTGCTTTTCTAACGTTATATTCAAAGGAATCCCATATTGGGTCAAGACTATCAAAACCAGGTGCTAGAGGGGTTGTAACCTTGCTCTGAGGGATGTAATACTTACCACCATTAGTTAAATTAACTCCCCTTGTTCCACCAAAAACTTTTATTTGAATATCAGACCCATCTACGTTACTTTTACCATAAATTCGGAATGCAGCAAACGCTTCTTGACCTGCAATGTGCTCATCTGCAAGTGTGTTCTCTCTAGCACGAGTACATCCAAGAAATTGGTTAACAGTCTTGTCTGTATAGCTTATTATTTCATCTTGAATCCTAAATCTACCATTTTGCTCTGGCCAACCTAAAGTAGAGTCAACTGTAATGGTTGTAAAGTCTAATGAGTTACTTACATCAGATGCAACAGTAGTTTTGTAAGGTGTAACGAAGGTTCCTGAAGAATTATTAGTATCTACGTCAATTTCAAAGATTTCTCCTGAGGAAGTAAAAACTTTTTGAACACCTTTAACATAAATGCGTGCTGAATTAACATATGGGTCGGTAGTATCATCTTCTTGGTACAAAACCTCCCCAACTAGCTCCATAGGGTTACCAGAAACAGCTGTAGCACGAATTACCTCTCTAGAAGTGTAAAATGCATCCGATGGTTTGAAGATTCTATCTCTTGGGTATGAAACTTCTGACTCTACGCCAAAAAGTGTTCTTAAAACGAACTGGAAAGACCTAGTTGTGCCTTTTGACGCATAAAAGTCCTTAATTCTCTTAATTACAGTAGATTCAGTAACTCCGTCTGCAAAATTCTTTGGATAAGTGGACAAATACTGATCTTTGAACTGTCCCAACATAAAAAATGGGAAAATATTGTTCAAATTGATAACTTTTGTCCCTACAGTGTGTTCTGCAGTGTCTGTATTGGCAAAAACGTACTGACTGGCATCTCCAACTGACTTTATTGCGTCAATACCTCTTGCACAATCGTTAAAAATGGTCTGTCCTTTGTTTTTATAATAAATGATCTCATCATCTATCATCAAAAGACCTTCTTTTGGAAAATCACGAGTTGAAGTAACGTCAACTGTTGTAGAAGTAGTTGACATTGAAGAAATTAGCTCAGTTTCAGCAACTAAGTCTCCATAATTATCAATATTATAATAATCACCCCAGTTGTTGATAATATCAAAACAATATCCTCTTAATTCCTGTGATTTATAGTATGCTTTTACAAATTCTACAAATGTAGGAAATTCATCCTGAATGAATGCTGCAAACTGACCAGGAATATTGTGAGATATCTGTGATTTGGATTCAGCAGTAACCTCAGACGGTACGGGTTGTGTTGTAACCGTAGTCTGGGGCGTAGTCCACTGACCGACCTTCCACGATGATTGATTAGTTGCCATTCTTGTTAACTATAGCTGGACTCTGGTACAACCCCAGTACCAGAAAGATTTGAACCACTACTGATAGTGTCTTCTACAACATTTACAGTTGTATTATCTATACCTATTGTCAAATAGGTTTCTCGTAAAGATATTAAATCATTTGATTCTGGAACTGCACTAATTTGTAACACATTACCAGAAGAAATTGTAGATGTAATAACAAGATCGTTAATTACAATCTCTCCCATAGTATAATCAACATTTCCCCAAGAACCACCGATATATTCTTTTTCACCAGTTCCTTTAATATAGAAAAGTCTTAACAAACCTGCTCCGTCATCATTGAGGAAGTAAGTATTAACTGTATCACCAGTAAGAGCAAATCCTGTAGAAGAAATTGTAGGTTGTGTGGACGTTCCTTGGTTAATGCGGTTACCATAACATATTTTATAGTTCACTCGTGCGTTCAGAGTCACTATGACGTTCTTTCTCATCTTGAGACGAGTGATATTTGAAGTAATTGAGATGTCTGAACTATCAATTATACCTTGAAGCTTAGAATATTTGAACTTTCCACCAAATTTATTAAATTCAGATCCAGTATTCAGTGCAGTTAGGGTAGAAATTATCGCATTATTGATTTGATCTGAAGTTTTGCGTGTAATGTTAGGATTAAAATACGCAAAAGTATCAATATCAATGTATAATATGGACGGATCAATGATTTCTGGCTGAACAGCTGCTACAGAATACTCTCTAAGCTTCTTTAATACAACATTTTTTTCAGAAAGAGATAATTTATCTGCATTTTTTGGTTTAATTGCCAAAAATACTTTACCAAATTGAGGAGGATCCGCTTCTTCACCACCATAACAAGCGATTGACGCTACATTTGGGTAAATATTTGGAATAATTGCTTCATAATCTTGCGTAGAAACTGCTCTACCAAACGCAGAATAGAATTTTGGTGCGGAAAACTTGATTGCTTCGGTAGTTTCTGCGTCTTTTCCTCCTTCTGGACGCTCAATTAGTGAAATTATGATCCCAGAAGTTACAGATTGAGCTTCATCGTTAATAAATGTCGCAATATTTTCAAATTGAAGCAATCCATTTGCTCCAGAACCGCTAGAAGTAGTGTAAGTAGCACTAACTACGTCTCCATTTAATAAATCTCTACCAACAATCCCGTCTCCAAACATAATTTCGGGTCTTCCATACTCAGATTCTTCTAAAAAGAATACTTTTGATGTAGAATCTATCTTTGTAATATCTGTTGCTTGTAAATAACGCTCTGTGACAGTTCCAGAAGTGACCTCAACACGTAAAGTTGATGTATCTGCCTGTTCATTTTGTAATATAAAACGTTGTCTCTCTGCAGTATTACGTACAAATGTGTCTGTAAGGAAATTTCCTTCGTATAATTCAAGTCCAGTAAACGTTGCAATGCCCGTTGTGCTGTCTACAGTTTGAATTACATCTTGTCCTACTGAGAAAACGAAGTTATTATTATCTAAACCTGTAAAGTTTACTACCAATCCTTTCTGTAAAGTAATTCTACTTGGATATCCTTTAGTAATTACGCCTTGTGCGTTAGTTGTAACCTGTGTTTGTACGGTAATATTAACTGTACACTTACTTGAACGTGCAGAACGAGGTGTGTAACCAAGCATTCTAGCTAGTTTTACAACATTTTCACGTAGAACTGCCGTTTCTAGGAAACCTTCATTGACTGCAAGGTTAGCATTTACGCTTGTGTAGTAAGTATTATACGCAAGAGTATCTAAAAGCACCGTCATTGACGATCCTTCAAAGTCATAATCGCTAAATTGTGACTGTGATTTTAGATAATCTTTTATTTGTGCCTTAATCTGGTTAAATTCTAAGGCGTTGACCTGTTGAAATGACATTATGGTTTCAATGCAAGTTCTATTGAATCTACTTTAGGAGGTATTCCTAAAATAACATAACGAATTGATACGTCTAGCTGGTTACGATCCTCTGTCCATAAAGCTCTAGTCTCTAAATGAGCAACTCTTGGTTCGTGTATATTGATTGCATCTGCAATTCTAGACTCCAAATCAGCAGCTTGGGTTGGACTTGCATTCTCAAATAACAATCCAACTACGTTACCACCGAATAATGGGTTAAAAGGTTTTTCAAAAAAGTTATACATTATGATATTTCTCACAGATGCCTTTATGGCTGCTTCATTCTTCAATGACAAAACATCATTTGTCACTGCATTCTTTTCAAAAGTCAATGAGAAGTCACGAAATGACTTCGATTGTATCGACATTTATATCAAAAGTTAACCTTCAGATATATTTATACTTCTTTTTTAACATTCTTTACCTTCCTATCTGATCGAGGATCGGTAATTAAATATCTACAGTACTCATTTCCATGATCGTAGAAGTGATCAGACATATCTACAGGAATATTTGCATTCCTTTTTCCGTCTACAATCCTATTTGCCTTGGCCACGATACCTCTTTCTTGCTTTGTTACGAGAGGTAGCACTATACTTAGTATGTTGTCCTCTACCTTGTCTTGTTTTCTTTGGGGTTGCTTCGATTGTTGGAATACCCATTGCATATCTAGTTGCCATAATTTAACCTGCGAATACGTTTGATGAACCTGCTGCAACACTTGTACATGTTGCATCTCCTACTCTACCACATCCTTTGCCATTTACAAAGACTGTGCTAC